ATTTAGAAAAAAATTGGATGCCTATTTTAGATATGCCCTATCACTTTGTTAGATGGGCTGATCCTTTAGAAGTAGTAAAAGTAATACCTGAAACTTTATCAAGTGAAGTTGTTATATCAAAAAATTACAATTTATCTTTACCTCTAGGATTAAGAGGTAGTTCACAAGTAATACCATTCAATAAAGGTAGAATTTGTATTACCCACGAATGTAATTTCTTCCACCATCCAGGTGAAAAGAAAGATGCTCATTATTATCATAGATTTATGATATGGGATGAAGATTGGAACCTTGTACGTTTATCCAAACCCTTTAAATTTATGACTGCTCAAATCGAATTTAATACTGGTTTAGCTATTAAAGATGATAATTTTATTATAACTTATGGTTATCAAGATAATGCAGCCTATGCTTTAAAAATGCCTATAAATTTATTAGACTCTTTAGAATGGGAAGATTAAAAGAATATTTACACGCTTATATCCAAAACCCAACTGATCCTTATATTAATGCTTCTTTAGGAGAAGAATATGAAAAAATAGGACAAGGAGCGGCTGCTTTATCTTATTTTTTAAGAGCAGCTGAGTTAATATATGAAAGTGATCCTGAATTAGCTTATTGTTGTATTTTAAAAACCTGGAAGCAAATAAATAAAACTACACGGAGACCTTTTTTTGAAAAAGAACAATTACAAACTGCAATATCATTCCAACCTAAAAGACCAGAAGCATATTTACATTTAAGTATGTGGCATAGTGATAGAAAAGAATGGAAAGCATCTTATATGTATGCTTGTTTAGGTTTAGAATTCATAAATAATACTCCATTACCCTATGATGTAGGTTATTCTGGAGATTATATGTTATTATTCCAAAAGGCATTTACTGCTTGGTATATAGGTCAAATAAAAGAATCTGAAGAATTATGGCAACAATTAAGTGGTATGCCTGGTATCCTTCCTGAACATATGAAGATTATTAAATCAAATTTAGATAATTTTGGTTTACCTTCATTAAATCCTAATTAAAAATTATGGTACACATTACACCCAATGTTATAGTTGAAGATTTAATAAACGATCCTAACTTTAATATTAATGATTATGAAGGTTATATTTATATGACTTCATTTTTAGATTTAGATAGAAAATATATTGGTAAAAAGAATTTTTTTCATACTACAAATGTTAAATTAGGTAAAAAAGAATTAGCAAATTTACCCACAACCCGAGGTAGAACTCCAACTAAAAAGAAAGTAGTTAAAGAATCTGATTGGAAAACATATTATGGTTCAGCTCAAGAAGTAAAAGATCTACTTAAAACCCACCCTAAAGATAGAATAGTTCGTTCAGTACTATTGCTATGTAAAAATAAAAAAGAATTAACTTATTTTGAGTGTAAATACCTATTTCAATATGGAGTTGTAGAACCTGGAAATAATTATATTAACGACAATATATTAGGAAAATTTTATTCTAAAGACTTGTTGGATATTAACAATTAGTTTTGTATATTACCAATATGGTAAATCAATTAGTAGTAACACTTGTTAATTCTGTTTTGGGCTCTGGTAAAACTACTGCTCGAAACAACTATGCTTACCATTGCCCCTTTTGTCATCACGCTAAACCCAAACTTGAGGTTAATTTAACTGAAAATCGTGAAGGTAAAAATCCTTGGCATTGCTGGGCTTGTGATATTAGAGGTACTTCAATTTATAGTTTATTTAAACAAATAAATACTCCATCTGAAAAATTGCAAGAATTATCATCTTTAGTTAAAACATCTAAATCAATTAGTGAAACTAAAGTTGTGTCTAGTGTTGTATTACCATCTGAGTTTATTGCGCTGAACAACGTTGATTCTAGCGATCTAATGGCTCGACACGCGCTAGTGTATTTAAAAAATAGACATGTAAGTAAACACGATATACTCAAGTATAACATAGGATATTGTAAAGAAGGAGATTATAAAAATATGATTATAATTCCAACTTATGATGCGAATGGAAAAGTAAATTATTTTACTGCTCGTTCATTTGAAAAAAATCCATATATTAAATATAAAAATCCATCAGCATCTAGAGATATAATACCTAATGAACATTTAGTAAATTGGAATATCCCAATTATATTATGTGAAGGTTTATTTGACGCTATGGCTATAAAAAGAAATGTAATACCTTTATTAGGTAAAAACATACAAAGTAGTTTAATGAAGAAAGTAGTTACTTCATTAGTAGATAAAATTTATATTGCATTAGATAGGGATGCGATGAAACAAGCTTTACGTTTTTGTGAAATGTTACTTGCAGAAGGTAAGGAAGTCTATCTTGTTGATTTACAAGATAAAGACCCAAGTGAAATGGGTTTTAAAAATTTCACAAAGTTAATTCAAAACACAGTTCCATTAACCTATTATAATCTAATGGAACGTAAACTAGCCTTATGATAAAAAAATCATACAAAAGAATTTTAGAAATTTCAGCTGATCACAAACAAATTACTCTACCTGATTCTAGGTATTACAGACGTAATGGAAATTTTTATCCTTCTATTACACACGTTTTACAAGCATACCCAAAAGGAAAACATTTTGAAGATTGGCTAAAAAAAGTAGGTAATAGTGCTGAATGGATAGTTAAAAAAGCATCAGAAGAAGGTACTAAGGTACATGAAATGATCGAGGAATACTTTGAAGGTAAAGAAATGACTTTTTTAAATTCTGAAGGTCTACCTAAAATGGATCCTAAAATTTGGCAAATGTTTTTAAATTTTGTTGATTTCTGGGAAACATATAAACCAACATTAATCGAAACCGAAGTATCATTATTCTCAGACGTACTTAAAGTAGCAGGAACTTGCGATTTAGTATGTGAAATTAACTTAAACGGTAAATTAGAACGTTGGGTGATTGATTTTAAAACATCCAACCATTTACAGACAACATACGATTTACAAGGTGCAGTATATGCTCAATGTTATGAAGAGTGTTTTGGGAAAAAAGTAGATAGAGTAGGTGTATTATGGTTAAAATCTATGTCTAGAGGTGAAGATAAAACTGGTAAACGCTTAAAAGGTTGTAGATGGGAAGTATATGAATCACCTCGTTCTCAAGAAGACAATTTAGATATATTTAGAGCAGTTAAAAAAATATTTGATCTAGAAAATCCTAAACACAAACCATCAACTACTTCTTTTAAAACAATTGTAAAACGACCGTTGTAAAATTTGGTTGCCTGAATCTTTGTTCGTACATTTATGTATTCGAAAAGTTCGATAATATAAATAAAAAAATAAAGGTTATGACAAATTTACAAACTAAAAGAAGAGGTAGACCCTCACAACAAAAACCTGTAGTTGAATTTGATTCTAGTAATATCAAATTATTTAGAGGTAGTGATTTAAATTTTAGCGATTCTTTATTTAAAGCAATGCGTACTAATACTGAGCTTGATGTTATTCTTTCAACAGAAGGTGGTATTATGCCTGGAACTAATATGATGTTAGCAGGAGGTCCAGGTTCAGGTAAGTCTACTATAGTATTAGATATGCTTACTAAATTTACTCAACAAGGTTTAAAAGTATTATTTGTTAGTGGTGAAATGGATGAAATATCTCACTACAAATACTGTAAACGTATTCCTGAATTTGCTTGTGTTCAAACCTTATTTTTAAAAAACTATTCAAGTAATGTAAAAGAAGCTCTTGAACATGTTTTTAGTGAAGGTTATGATGTAATTGCAGTAGATTCAATTGCTGAGGTAATTGAAATGTATAAAGATGCTTATCACACTACTGAAAGATCAGCTGAAATTTGGTTTTTAAATCTACAAGATAAACATAAAAAAGGTGATAATTTAAGAAATTATTATACTACCTTTATTAATATACAACAAATGACTAAAGCCGGTGATTTTGTAGGTTCAAATCGTTTGAAACACATGGTCGATGCTTTTTGTCACGTTACACGTTCAAAAGATGGTTTAGAGCGTTCATTGTATTTTAGTAAAAATAGAGATTGTGATAAAGATTTTAAAGTTTA